AGAGGAGAAAGACAGGGGGGGTCGCCTTGTGGCTAAAAAAACGACCGCCTTTACGGCTGTTGTCCGATTTGCATAGGCTTTGTAAGTTATCACTAGCCCACATATCCCCACCCTTTACTCGTGGAATTATATGATCAACTGTGTCGGCAGGCCCACCACATATTGCACACTGCCAGCCATCACGATCTAATATGGTGATGCGTAGTTTCTTCCACTTACCACTACCGATAGCACGCTCACTCATTAGTGCCAGCCCTTACGCTTGAAGTGATCTAATGCATTACACATAGAGCCGTGACGTGCATAGTTATACTTAATACCCCAGTCTATCTGCTTAAACCCATCAACAGTAGCCAGGTACTTAGACCTACCTTGTGGTATGCCATAGTGTGAGCCATTACGTGCTTTAGGGTTCCACCTACTTTCACGATGATATAACTCATCTAAGCAATAGAACTCAGTAAATGAATGATTAAGCTGTATAAATGCATATTGCTTGTAATGTGTCGGTTTATTAACAGCAACGGAATTAGTTTTTACAAAGCAAAGATTAACTATGAATAGAGCGATCCCAACTAGCCAGCACCTTGCGAGCTTTCCCTGTCGGGCTCGCCTTGTGGCTTTGTGAGCCACTGCTTCACTAGAGCCTAGCATCATATGTCAAACTCCTTTATGCGTAGATGATTAAACTGTCTCACTATATGAGATGTGAATTGCATCACAGTACCTAAATAGACATCCATCCTATGTACTCCGCATCTGGATTATTAGCCAACCATTCTTGGCGCAATTTGTTTTGTTTAGCCCAATCCTCAGCTGTGGCCTCAGGCATTCTTACCCCAGCCACCACCCTTGAAGATAAGCCCAGGTGCGCTATAAATTCTATTCATTTGTAAGTGACAACGTGGGCAACTCATAGGCGCACTATCATCATCGTATGATCGATGCACAGATCCATAAGTGCCACATTCATTACAGCTATATTCATACGTTGGCATTATTTTGCTCCAATCAGTTGACAAGTGTGGCAGACCACGGCTTCAAACTTCCAACCACCACACTTATCACATCTACATATATCCGAGTCTGGTATATGCAAAGCCTCTACTACATTTTTAACGCCAACGCAACCACAGTCCATACACTGATAAGCCTTAAATCCCTCTGGCGTATCCAGCTTATTTAGCCATAGGAACTCGGTATCACGCTTGCAGCCGTTACATCGAAATTGTGGGTGCATTATGGTAATATCCTTATTGCCTACAGTGACACTGAGTGCAAACCAAGAAATTACCTGAATGTATTAGCCTGTCATCATTACAAGCTACGCATACATCTGTAGACGGAATAAACTTTACCTGGTCGTTCTCTATGCGCTCCAGGTAAGGCCCGCCTCGTAGGATTTCAATGTATCCCATTTACTCACCTCCCTCGCTATCATTAGGAAAAAACCAAGATCCAGCAGCTGTGAGTTTTGCCCATCTAGCTTCACACTGGTCAGGCTTTGCAGCACCGCATACATAGCCGTAATAACTCTTGCCAGTTTTTGCTATACCTTCTTTAAGTATCATCTCGCCGTGTTTACATTCTTGTGCTTTAGGATTAACTGGTATTGCTTCTATTGCATCACCAACACTCCATACAGTTGATTTGTCTTCTGCAAAACTAGCACGCAACACATTCTCTACAGCTCTCGCCCTAGATCCTGGTGGTGAGTAACTAGCAACCTTTGTCATTTCCTCTCGGCTAGCCCTTTTGCCCTTAGCTGCATAACCTGCATTTGCAAGCGCTCTGCCGATCGCTGAAGTCTCAGCATTCTCCAGTGCAGAAGTTGAATTGACACCCCGATCACTAATGCTTTCACTAGCAAGGCCAGTCGCCCACGCTTGGGGGTCGGCTTCCGTCTTAAATAGTTGAGCACTAACAATGTATCTAGTGTCTGTGGCCTGCTCGATCTTTGTAGATAATCGTCCATCTGGATACTCCTTCCAAAACTTTTCTAGTCGGCTCTCGACTGTTTCATAATCTGCTAAATTAAATGCCATTAGTCCTGTCCCCACGTGTAGTTAACATCGGATTCTGCTTCAAGGACTGTCTGGTATATCGAAAAGTAAGCAATCGAGTCGATAACTGAGTCTTTGTGATTTGGTGATTCACTAAGCCGAGAAACCTTGACGAGCGCCATACATAATGCGACTTGACTAGGTGTAATTGGATGGTCGAGGTATGCCGACCACAACTCACTGATCCTTTTATGGTTTGTGTAAGGGTGACCATAGACTGTTCCCCTTGTATGCACCATATCGACAACATCAGCCAGCAGCTTCTCAGTTTTTGTCATAGTCAAATACCTCATCGGTTTTAACCTTGTTATCGATCATACGTCGGTGCATATCCCAGCCATCTTTACGGCCTCGCCAGTAATGGGTTTGCTTAACATCATCAATCCGCATAAGTAATAGCCAAGTAGCCATACTCAGCCCTATAAATAAATATACAGCTAGTTCTAGTGTCATTTTGTAGCCCTATCTATGCACACATACTTTGTGGCACAGGCATAGTGTTGCACCTGTGTACGACTTTGTGGATTATTTAAAGCTGTTTTATTATAACGATTAGATAACGTTAATATCTTCGAGGTCATCGATATGGTCATCGATAGTGCGCTCGGCGTACTCTGTATCAAGCCCCATAGTGTTTGCCTAATGCTGTAAATGAGCCATCCTTATTTACTGGCACCAGGGTCGGTGTCAGGGTCTTGCCACTAGCTTCTAGTATAGCAAAGCCCATCTGCCAATTAGCGCTTCCATAGCGGATATAAGAGGCTTTTTTGCGATCCATAAGGTTTCCTACCTCTACCCCATATAAAGCCCTGTAATAGCCGTTTACGCCCTCTGAATAGGCACTCATACCAAGCCTGTGGCTGTGCCCCGCCAAAACTGATTTTCCAAATTTCTTGGCTAGGTTAAGCGAGGTAATTCCAGCGTGCTGGCTCATATTGCCCTCATCGCCGTGGCAGAGTAACCAATTATCGTGAAATTCATAGGCTGTCTTATGATAGGTCATACCCATTTCAGCAAAGCCCATAAAGGCTGGGTACTGTAACTCAGGTAAATTGATTAAGCCAGGTACTTTTAATAAAGTGTTATATAAGCGATCAGTATGATTACTGCGGATAATATGCATTTCTGGACTGTATTCACCGAGATCCCAGAGTATCTGCTTACACAGCTCACGATCTGCGTGTAAGTCTTCTGAATAAGCCAAAGGTGTGCCATCGGCCCACTTACTAATCGACTGGAAATCAATTTCATCCCCGACCACCAATACAGAATCAAACTTCTCACGCCTCGCTAACTTGATTACATTCTTTACAGCTGCCTCGTGATGATAGGGCACCTGTAGGTCGGATATTACTAGCCAACGCTTAATCGTCATCCTCATCGAAATCGTCAAGTGGATTCTTAATAGGATCTTTAATATCTACGATCCAGTCTGGATAACTTGACCTATCCATCGCAAACGCTAGAGCTGTGCCCTCGTCCATTCCAGATTTACGGCACGCCATATAAACCTCATTAGCTGCTATTGCCCAGAAGTCTAGCTTTGTAAGTACAGGCTCTTTAGTAGTCCTGCGCCTACGTGCAACCTTTTTCTTTGGTTTGCGTTTAGTTGCCATATTAAAATTATGACTTACTGATTAACATAAAGAGATCATCGACACGCTTCTCTAGCCGTGTTAATTGATCCTTCATACTAGAGCCACCATTCGGGCGTAACTCATTAAGCCAGCCTTTAACTAAAAAACGTAATCCTATTAGACCGCCTGATAGCACGGCGATAACGCCAGCGCCAAAGCCAGCCCATTCTGTAGGACTCATTTTTCATTAGCACCGATGCCATAGGCACTGTCGGATTTGTCTAAAGCCCTAGCTGCTGGCCCTGCGAGTGCTGCAATTACAACAGACAGCGCTGGGTCTAAACCTAATTCATTACTTGCTAAAAATGTTAAGAATGATACCAATACGCCACGTGCGTATGACTTTAGTATCGCCTTTTGTTTTTTGCTTATCTTCATATTTTGCCTCCTAGTAATGGGATGTCGAATGGTTTTCCATCGAGATCGCCTAGCTTTGTAAAACTACAGTGCAAATGTTTTGTATGCGGATTTATGCCGTTGTATTTTCTCCAACGCCAATTTAGTATCTTGCTGGCGATGCGGCCATTATGGATGACGTAAGATATACGTTTATCGGTTTTCGCAGCGATTCGGATCTGGTCAGCCAAATCAGCACTGACCCCATCGGATGCACAAAGGCGAGCATCAATATCAACTGCTCTGACCCACCCAAGTTTGTCTGGATTATGATCCGATTTTCTGGCGGCGTGACGGCTATCGCCCACCCACCCATCACTGGCAGTACGCCTATCTGGAAACCACGTATCAACTTGATCTCTTAACTGCACGCCAGCTGCACATAACTTTGGCTTCATTAACTTAGAAGAAGTTTAGCTTCATCCTCAGTAATGCCTAAACGTTCTAGCAATTCAGCTTTAGCATTTGCTTGTGCTTCAATTTCCGCTAATTCTTCGGATTTTACCAATTCAATAGCTTCATCAATTTCAGATTGCGTTGGAGCATCTCCTTCTAAAACAATCCAATTTATTGTTGAATAATCTCTATTGGTATACGTAAATTCAGCATTAGGTTTTAACTTGTGAATTGCTTTTGCTAAATAATCATTCATTAAGCACCAACTTCCATTAGTATCATTGTCGAAGTATTAGAATCAAGTTGCGCTGTAGCGGTTGCGCTATTTGATGTGACTAAAGCAGCTATTTGTGTTTTGTAAGTTGTTGATGATGTTGTTGATGGAGTATCTAAATAATTTAATGGTGTCATAGTCATCAAATTAACTTCATTTTGTCCACCAGGAATAGCTATATATCCAGCAGTAGTTTTTGTTGCGCTTGAATAAATAGTGGTTGATCCACGTACTAAATTTATGCCTGATCCCATTCCATTGGACTGTCTATATCGACTGTTGAATTGCTGAACTAAAACCAAAACTTTTGATGTAGCTGATGAAGGAGTTATGCTTGCCGAAAGTCCAGTATCTGTATAAGTAGTGCTTGCAATTACTGTTTCCGTTGAATAAGTAGCCTGCACAACTTGCAAAATTTTTCCACCACCAGCAGGTGCAGCCCATTCTGGAGCAGTTGCGCCTGAGTTAACTGTTAGCACCTGTCCTGCTGTACCAATTCCAAGTCTGGCTGGTGTTGATCCGCTTGAAGAATAAATCGTATCGCCAGTAGTTGTCATTGGGTTAGTCATACCTGTTGTATCCAAGTTCGCCCAAGCGCTACCTGTGTAATAAGTGGTTACGTTTGTATCTTTAAGATAAGCAAAATTACCTTCTTGCGGTGATGTTACAGCTGCATCTCTAGCAGCGGCACTAGCAAACACCCAGACACCTTGCATTAAATAGCCATCGACATCGGCTGCGGTTAATACCTCGCCTGTTGTAAAATCCTTAAACCCTAATCCTGCTGCCATTTTTACTCCTTAGTAACTGAGCACATTATAGTCTAAAGTGCCATAGATATTGTTATTTAAAATTAGAGCGTCTATTACAGGTTCTAAGGTCGTAAAGACCACTCTAAAGCTGTTGGGTGTAATAACGTTTTGCACGCCAAATATCTGCAAAGTCTTGTCCAGGGTAGATCCACCTGGCTGGGTAGTAACCACCCTGATTGGATCAAAGAAGTCAAGCTCTAGGGCTGCAATTATGCCTGCGTTGTAATTGTTTGTGTATAGGTCTAGCTCGATAGAATCGCATCGCACGCTAGTCTCGGCACGGCTGGCTGTATAAGCCTGGG